CTTAACACCTCTGGAACCTAATGTGATAACAAAAGTGCCTATACCGTAATACTTTCTTCCGCCCTTACCCATAGGGCATAGGGTATGGTATTCTTTCTCATTAAACTTAACAATATCAGCACCTTCATAGTGACTGATATGTTTTTTAGGATCAACAATGACGATCTTACCTTGTTCTTTAAGGTGGGCAATCAGATTGGATGGGTCCTGTAATACACCTTTACCATAATCGGAAAGAATAACATACTTGGTCTCCTCAGGGAACTCAATCTTCAACAATTCATCCGGATCTATATTGGAATAGTTTTCGTCGTCCATACGGAACATAATGTGGTTGTCGCACACATATCTTCTCTTGACGGAAAACTTCTCACAGTCAAAGTGATAATCCACATAGGCACCTAATCTCATAAGATTGTTATTGACATTGGAAGCACCACCAGGACGAGACTCCTGGTTCTCATAGTCAAAGATAGGAATGGGAGATTCTGGGGAGAAGCGGGTCATTTTACCATAAATATAAATATCTAGTATATGATCACCTATCAATCCGATTTTCATAATATATCTCCATAACGAATACCTAAATAGTATATAGTATTATATAATAAAGGTCAACCATTAATGGCTCAGTCAGCACCAGCATCCAGAGAAGAATTTAAGGCACTTTGCTTCCGTCAACTTGGTGAACCTGTAATCAAGGTCAATGTCGATGATGTGCAGGCCGAAGATTGCATTACCATTGCCGTTCAGTATTTCCAAGAGTTCCATTATGACGGAACGGAAAAGACTTATCTGAAACATCAGATAACCAATGATGATATAACCAATCAATATGTCCAGTTACCTGATGGTGTAAATTCGGTCACGCAGGTATTCCCTGTCGGTGGTACCAATCAATCCATGACCTTCTTCGATTTACGCTACCAGTTGCGTCTCAACGACCTTTGGGATCTATCATCAACCTCCTATGTTAATTATGCACTAACAATGCAGCATCTAAGAACATTGGATATGATCTTCTCCGGTGAGACACCAATCCGTTATAACAAGATCAACAATAAACTATTCATTGACTGGGACTGGCATTCGGATATTACCGCAGGTCAGTGGATCATTGTCCAGAGTCGTGTCGTTACCGATCCTAATGCTTATAACCTATTCTGGAATGACCGTATGCTAAAGGCCCTCGGTACTGCTTATATTAAGAAGCAATGGGGCAACAATATGAAGAAGTATGGTGGAATGCAGTTGCCAGGTGGCATAACCATGAATGGCCAGCAAGTTTTTGACGAAGCAACCGCAGAAATCAAAGACTTAGAGCAATTTATCCGAGACACATATCAAGAACCACCCGGGTTCCTCGTAGGCTGAAATGGCAGTTAATCGTTACTTTAACCAATTTCCTTCTCAAGAACACATTAACAACGAATACTTGTTGATGGAGGATCTTATTGTCGAGTCCATACAGATTATGGGCCACAATGTTTATTACATTCCACGAGAGTCCTTTGACGAAGGAGATATGGTTCTCGGTGAATATAAGAACTCCGCATTTAAGAAGGCTTACCTAATCGAGGCATACCTCCTTAATGTAGGCGGTCACGAAGGACAGCAAGACTTCTTCTCCAAGTTTGGATTGGAGATTAGGGATAATGATAACTTTATGATATCCCGTAGATCATTTAGAAATACCTTACCTTTATCATTGCGTCAAAGACCACAGGAAGGTGACCTGGTATATGTACCAGTCCTTCATAAGATGTTTGAGATTAAGTTTGTGGAACATGAAGTGATGTTCCACTCGATTGGTAAAAGACTACCATTCGTATATGAAATGAAATGCGAGGCCTTCCGTGCTTCTCAGGAGCAGATTGCTACCGGTGTAGAGGAAGTCGATCAAGTTGGTTCCGATAATAGTTATCCGATAGAACTAAAACTATCTCCGATTGGAGGAATTTCTAATCTCAATTACTTTGTTGGCGAGACGGTATTTCAATCAACAAACAGCAATTTTAATGCTGCCACTTGTACCGGTGTTATTAAAGAATGGTTTGCTGCAAACACAACACTTATGATTTATAATATCAAAGGAAACTTTGCTGTTAATCATAATGTTATAGGTCAATCCAGTGGTGCCATTTATAACCTTGCTTCAACTGATACGATGACCGATTATAGTTATTATGATCTATTCGATAACAAACAACTAAACACAGACGCCGGAGAGATATTGGACTTCTCCGAGCAAAACCCATTTGGTACGCCGTAATGCTTGGAAATAGTCCGTATTATCATCAACTAACTCGTAAGGCAGTTGTTCTATTTGGAAGATTGTTTGACGACATCATTGTTGTTAGGAAGAACGATCAAACCGGAAGCGAGATTAATAGATTCCGTGTGCCCCTGGTCTATTCACCAAAAGAGAAGATGGTTACTCGTATATTCTCCGATCCAGATTTGCTACGCCAGATCCAGGTTATGCTACCAAGAATGGGTTTCGAGATCACTGGTATTACCTATGATGCATCAAGAAAGCAGAACTCATTACTAAAAGCAGCAAGATCCAATACCACCACCCATGTTTCAGCATCCTATATGGGTGTACCATATGATATCAACTTCCAGTTAAATATCTATACCAGAAACATTGATGATGGTACGCAGATTGTAGAGCAAATTCTACCGTTCTTTAATCCAGACTTTACGGTAACAACCAATATGATTCCTGACCTAGGAATGTATAAGGATGTTCCTATTATTCTAAACAATATCTCTAATGATATACAGTATGAAGGTGATTATGACTCGGTAAGATATGTAAATTGGACTCTCAACTTCACTATGAAGATGTATTACTACGGTCCAATCTCATATCCAAAGATCATCCGCAGCGTTTACACAAACATCTACAACGATCCAAAACTACAGACAGGTTATATTACCAGAGTTAATGTTACTAATGCTAACGGTATATTTAAGGTCGATGATGTGGTATTCCAAGGCAATACCTATCATACCGCTACGGCCTTTGGTACCGTGGTTAAGTATAGTTCGGATACAGGACAGATGGTTATTGGTGCGACACAAGGATCATTTAGGGTTAATACTGCTATCCGTGCATTATCCACCCAGGCCAATTGCGTTCTGCAATCGTTCTATGCAGCACCACTTAAACTCGCACAGATAGAGATTGTACCTAGTCCAATTCACGCCGAACCAACGGATGACTATGGTTATAACATAAATATAACGGAATGGCCGGATACAGAAATCGTAACGTCTAACGGCGTAACTTATTCTGCGGATACCCTTGATATCAAATCCGACGAAATAGATGTTTCATCAGACAACATAGAGTAGGTCAATGACAAAGCAGACAATTAATATAGGCACAACAGGTAATGATGGATCTGGTGATAAGCTAAGAGTAGCATTTGATAAAGTCAATCATAACTTTGACGAACTATATGTGTCGGTGGATTCTATGGGTGCTATTGGTGTCCAGGAATTAAATGATAAAGTAAATACTGTATATGATCTAACCAATTCTGCTTATACAGTTGCAAATAATATTATGGAACCCAACATTGGACCAGTATATGATACCGCCAATGCGGCCTTTAATGCTGCCAACAATGCAGTCTTTACTTTAGGTACATATACAGTAACAGACGGTGTGTTGTCTGCCAACGGTTCAGCAGTTCTTTCTGCTAATAATAGTGGTTATGCTTCCATTCAGGCATCTTCTGGTCCCAATGATAATAACGGTTATGCCGAACTATACTGGTATACATCTAATAATACTACCCAACCAAATTATGGACTTTATTCCGATCTTTATCTAGAAAATTATGGTATGTACCTTGATCAAGGTAGTTATGATGCTAACAGTGTATATCATAACTACGAATGGCATTGGAATATATTTGATGGTTCTACCTCATTCCCAGGTAGAATTAGTATGGGACAAACAGGTTATCTTGGACCTGATTTATCCGATAAGACTGGTGAAAAGATTACTCTGTGGGATCAAGGAGCATGGAACTATGCTATCGGTATTGAGGCCGATGCCATGTGGTTCTCTGTTGATGAAGGCCTACCATCAAAAGGATTTGTTTGGTACACCGGTAATAATAAGATCATGGACCTTACTCGTGAAGGTACTTTAACCACTTATGGTGATCTATCAGTAACCGCCCATATGTTGGATCATACAGGAAGTTCTGGTATATCAGGTCAAGTTCTGACCTCAATCGGTACACAGATCGAATGGAAAGATGCCAACACACTAAACACATTTACCGATATTACTGTTTCCAATAGTGTCGTAGTAGGTTTAACAACTATTGCCAATGGTGTATTCACTTTCCCATCTGGCGGAACTCTCACAGAAGATGGTCCG